CCAGTGGCTGGTAGGGAGAATGAGAATTCTATCCCAAACAGTTATACTGCTATTGATCCCATCGTTAAAGGCGAACTTATTGACAATGAAAAAATCATGGTTAATAAAGTTATGGTCACCAACATAAAACAATGTATCTCAGTTGGCGATGAATATCTGTATTCTGTTGTATTGCCTATAGAAGATTATCCTGTTGTTCCAATAATGAATAACCACCATAGGAATCCATATCCAATTAGTGATGTTAGAACAGTTCGTGGTTTACAAGAGTATATTAATAAACTACGTTCACTAATTGTGGCTCATGCGAGTAGCTCTACTAATGTAAAGCTGCTTATTCCTCGTGGTTCGATGAACAAGAAACAGTTGGAAGAAGAGTGGGGTCGTGCAGGTACAGCTGTAATTGAATTTGACCCAGAGCTTGGACAACCGATTGTTGCGGGACCAGTACCACTACCAAATGAATTATATAAAAACGAAGCGGATGCTAAAGCTGATATAGAAAGAATATTAGGAATATATACATTTATGCAAGGCGACGTTGGTTCTGCCCCGCAAACATTTAAAGGAACTGTTGCTCTTGACGAATATGGTCAAAGACGTATCAAGTCCAAAAAAGATGATATTGAATATTCAGTAAATCAACTAGCAAGAGCTGTAGTTGGTCTAATGCAATATGTGTATACATCAGAAAAAGTAATTAGGTTAATGCAACCAAACAATAAACCTAAAGAAGTAAGAATTAATCAAAATATTTATGATGAGATAAGCGGTCATCTAATGGAAAAATTAAATGACATATCTGTTGGTAAATATGATATTATCATTGTCTCTGGCTCAACTCTTCCATCTAATAGATGGGCTAGGTTTGAATACTATATGCAGCTTTACCAGAGCGGTCTGATTGATCAAATTGAAGTTTTAAAACAAACGGATGTTGCTGATATGGAAGGCGTACTGGAAAGAGCTGGTCAAATGCAAAAACTCATGCAGCAGGTTCAGCAGCAGGAAGAACAGATTAAAAAATTAGAAGGCGATCTACAGACTGCACAGCGTGAATCTATCCATGATAGAAAAAGAGTTGAAGTTAAAGAATTTGAAAAGAAATTGGCTAAAGCAGAAGCAAAGGCTGAAATGGCTACACAGCTATATAAGTCAAGAGCATCTGATGAACTTGCTAAACTTAAAGAAGAAGTTAAGGAAGTAACAAAGTCAGTGGACAAAAAAGTAGGCTTAAAAGAATAACAGCGGATGCTGGGAGAATACCAATTCGCAAGGAGTAAATAATGGCTGAAACACAAGAAGCAAGAATAGAAACTGATCAAACACCGTATGGCTACGAGGTGGAAAAAGCTACGATCCCATTAATGGATGTAGAAACACCTGCAGGTGATCCAGCAAAACCAGAAGGTTTTGATGTAAACGTGAGCCAACCAATGGTCAGTGAAACGCCTGTCTCAGGACAAGAACAGGCTGAGAGCTTAGGAAGTCCTGAACAAGCACCTGCAAAAGAAGACTCGAGTAGATTTGAATATTGGCAAAGTCAGGCAGACAAGGTGAGGAGCGAACTATCGAATGCACAGCAAGAACTTGATTATTATAGAAGTTTAGCACAGCAGCAACAGTCAACGGTCTCCAATGGAAACCCTAATGGACAACCCCAACAAGAAATGGGAGTTCAACAGAATTCATTGCAGGCACCCGTCAAACCAACAAAACCAGTCAACTACAACGAGGTCGATGCGTATAACGATCCTGAGAGTACATCTTTCAAGTTTCGTTTAGAGAAAGAAAGATACCAAGACGATTATATGGGATTCCTTGAACAAAAAGATGAAGTCAGAGAGAGTGAAATGCGAGCTCAGTATGAGCAAGCATATGCTCAACAGCAAACTAATTTGGTTAAAAACAATGCTATGTCTCATGCAATGGGCGGCTATGGTTTTGATCAAACAAAAGCTGGAGACTTTGTAAACTGGGCAAGTAACCCAAACAATGTAACTGTCGATCATCTTATCAAACTCTATATGATGAAAGATGCACCCGATGCACGGGTGGAGCAGAAAAAACAAGAAATGAAAAAGTCGCAAGAGGTTCTTGCAATGCCAAGATCAGCAGCAGTTGAAACTGGTACTGCAGAGTCTCCACAGAGCGATGAAGACTTGTTTAATAATGCATTACTCTTTGGTAATAAAAGATAGAAGGAGTAAATCATGGCTGCAACTGAAAAGTTATTAAAAGCCTCTGGTGTACTTTATACTGATCGAAGGAATTTCTACGTTGATCCTCAAGTTGTTAAAGAACTTTGGACTGACGTGGCACCGTTTACTACGGTGGTTTCTAATAGAGAACAGCGTAAAGTACCCGACCCGATTTTCAAAATGTTTGAACATCGGAATCCGTGGCATAAGCAGTATTTCCTATGTGATAGTGATACTGATAATCTTGACTCGGATAATGTTACCAATACAACTATTACTGTCGATGGTAATGTCAATTGCAATATCGATGATAGTTTAGTTGGGGCAATCTGTGAAGTATGGACAACAAGCTATGGCAGTAAAAAAGCCATTGTAAGAGTTGATTCTGTAACAAGTTCAACTGTTATTGTTGTTAATACATTATGGACAAGTTCTGGTAGCGATATTGCATTAGTTGATAATGACATTTTTGAGATTATTGGTAATGCACAAGGTGAAGGTACAGCATCACCTGAAGCATGGGCTGATGAACTTAGTGTTGTTTGGAACTCTTGTCAGATTTTCAAAACACCGCTACAGGTCACTGGAACATTGCTTGCTGCATCATTGCGTGGCGAATCTTCTGAACTTGCACGTTTACGTGCTCAGAAGAATCAAGAGCATAAAATGCAAAAAGAAAAAGCGTTCTTATTTGGACATAGAGTTGGCGGAACAGGTCTTGAACTTCAAGGCGGTGACTCCAGTTCTGAATCATTTGCTGATGGCGGAGTAGCCGATGCAGACGGTAATCTTGTAAGAACATGCTACGGCATCTTGAAAGCTATAGAAGACTATGGCGATTCAAGTGGCGACGATCAGAGTGTATTTTCTATAACTGAAGCAAGTTATTCCTATGGAGACTTTGTTGATGATATGGAAAAAGTATTCCAGTACGTACCAGAATCTGGCGTTAAGCGAGCTTTCTGTGGTGCTGGAGCACTTAGTTACTGGTCCAAAATGGCTGGATCTAGCGGAATGGCTGGAAATTCTGGCTGGACTGTTAACTTGAGCGATATGAAACGTGATTCGCTTGGTTTTAATTATAAAATGCTTGAGACACCTCATGGAGTTTTACAATTAATTCCAACCCCTGCATTACGTGGAACTTCCTATGGCAAGAAAATGCTTGTAGTAAGTGATGAAAACTTGTTTCATGCTCAGTATCGTTCACCAATGTATCAGACAAATATTAAGACTGATAATGCACTTGATGCAGTAAAGGATCAATATTTTTCTGACGAAGGTGTTGGTATACAGTTGATTGAAAGTCACAAACTGTTTTCAATTAGTTAAGGGGGTCAATTATGGCTAGACCTTACTTAGGCGGTTCAAACGCAGGTATAAAAGCAGTAAGCTCTGATGCGTCTTTAGTCCCTGCTGATTCTGGTAAAACTATACTAATGGCTGCAAATGGAATTGATATAACTCTTCCATCTGCTGCAAAAGGTATGGAGTTTACTATTATTCAGTCAGGTGATTACGATACAGCAGTATGTACTATTGTTCAAGCTGCCGCTTCTGAGGATTTTTATGGAGCCATATACGGCTCTACTCAGGGCGAAAGTGCTGGAACAGATGGTGATGTAGCAGCAGCGGCTAATACCAAAATAACCTTTTCATCTGCTTCTTTAAAAGGAGACAGAGTAAGGTTGGTTTCTGACGGAACTGGTTGGTATGTAGAAGCTTTTGCTCAGAATTATGCTGGCATAACGTTTGACAATTAAACAGACTAACTCGAGGGGAGAGTAACATCTCCCCTCGAACTGAGGAATTATGACACAGAAACAGTTAATAGAAACAGTGCAACAACATCACCCAGAGCTGGGGGAGACGCAGATACGTATATTTTTAAATAAAGCTTTGGATGAGTTTTGTAGAAAAACAAGAATTTTAACAACAGCATATCAATTTACTACAACAGAAGACCAAAGATATTATGCTCTTGAT